AAGCAATTTCTTTCTGCATGAGTTCTAAATAATTAGTATCATTTTTATCAATATCCATCGCAGCTTCTATGTTATTCATAACCCAAGATGGACCTGGACCTACCCAGTATTTTACAATTGTTGTAAGTGTGGCGGTATAACCATTATATCCATTAAGATTTAATACTGCAAAAGTTTTACCGATTTCTGATGTTGATTCTGCAAGTGAACCAGGTAACTCATTACCATTTGTGATTGATACATTAACATCGCTTAATGATATATTTGTTGTTGTACCATTTGGCGCTGTCAGAACAAGGGTAGAGTCTGCACCAGTTTCATCTGTAAAAAATCGATTGTTTTCATTATTTGGATCTGGTATTCTAAATCTTGCAAGATTATCTAATACAACGTCGGAAAAGCTTTCAGTCTCCTGATAGATAAACTCGTCCATATTCATGAACGTATAATAAGCTTCTAAGAAATCTTTAAGTTTAGCTCGATCTTCTAATATTTCAGCTGGTATTAATTGATCAAGACGAAGATCTTCTTTCGTCTCGTGTAAAGTTGAATTTTCAACCTCTATAATACTAGGTGATAATGAAGTTCTATGAGCCATTATTTAAATCTCGAAGTTGTAGTATATGTAATAGAACCAGATGAACCTGCTACAGCAATTGTATCAATTTCTGGTGTTATTGTAACAAAATTATTATCAATTGAAATTAATTGATCTCGTTTTGGAGCTAAATCTAAAGAATTAGCTATTATTGTTACTCTAATTTGATTTGTATTATTTGGTCTAAAGTTATTTAATGTAAGTTTACCTATACCAGGTTCAATTAAACCTGCATCATTAATTACTGTAACATTTTGATTATTCACAACTTTATAAACAATAACTTTTCGATTTGGCGAACCAGCAATTGGTTCATCTCCAAAGAAATGCTCAGTGCTTGGTGCAGTTGCAAGACCAAATGCGGTTGATGTAAGAATAAAATCTGTTGAAGATCCTGATTGATAGAATGGAGCTACAAATGTAAGTGTATGATTTTGTAATTCAATTGCATTATTTGTATCTACTGTTGGAGTAATATATTGAAACATTCTTGGTCTAATCACTGTGTTTAATATTGCTGGATCAGAATTATCAACTGCTCTTGTAAGTTGTGAATGCCTAAACACACCATCAAACTTGTTTAGGTTATTAAAGTTATAATCTGAAATTGTATCTCTTACAACAGTTTGTAATTCAACTGATGATCTATCTGTTAGGTTTGGATTATATTTAAAGAATGCATCAATTTCTAAATATGTAAAGTTTGGATCGACAATCTGTGGAGTAATTGATACTACATTCTTTCCTTTTAATATTGCACCAGTAATATCTGTTTTTTCTGCTTGAGTTAATGTTTCAGATAAAAGTGGTTTAATTGCAATATAGACTCTACCATAATCTGGGGGATCATTATCTTCTCCACCCCATGTTGATATTGAATCAATATTAGAAAACTCTTTCTTAATAATAGCAGCATAATCTTCTGATGTTACAGCTCTGTTCTGTGTTGTAAATGTAAGTGGAGCGTTAAATCGAATTGATTCAGTTGTTTCTTGTTCAGCTCCACCAGTTGCATTTACTGCAGTCGTTACTGTAATATTTGAATATCCACCAATATTATCTACCATACTAAATGTTCTTGCACCATTTGACTCTTCACCTTCAGTAATTACATAATCAATTGTGACAATATTATTATTTGATGGTTTAAATCCTGTTACACCATCTCCAAAATAAACCTCATAATATCCTGATGCGTTTTCTTGAAGATAATAAATTTTACTTGAAGCATCTACATTTTTAAGAGATTCGAATGGTGTGTATATATCAAAAGAAGTTGATTCTTCATTCGATTGTACACGAACTCTTAATGAAGAAGTGTCTGCATTAAAATCTGAAAGTTGAAATTTTTGATTCTCAATATCATTATCAACTCGATATTTTAATTCTCTTACTGTACCTTCAACAATAACTACATTTGAAAAAGTATATAGGTTACCTACTAAATTTGCTTGTTGTGTTTCTAGTACTACATATTGAAACTCTTCGCCTTCAACAACTGTATTCAGTTTTGTTCCTCTTGGTAGAGAAAGAACTGATGGTTTAGTTCCTACAACAGCTGATACATCAACAACTAAATTAACTTGAGCTCTTGGAGACAATACAGATCTTGGAGTATAACCAAGTAGTTTTGCTCTTGTGACTACATTACCACGAATTTGTGCTGAATCAAGAAATGCCTCGTTTAAAGAGTAATGAGCATTTAATGCATTGTAATGAGTATTATAAGCTAATACATCTAATAAAACACTAAGACCAGAACCTTCAAAATCATAGTCATTAAATTCAGATTGTTGTTTAAGATAGTTTTTAAGATTTCTTTTTATATCATCAAAATCTAGTTCTGTTACATTTAAATTTGTTGCCATTTTACTTTAACCTTCGTAATATAATTTCAACACTTTCGTTGGTATCATATTCTTTTATTCTAAAATTAACTAATAATTTATAAGCATTAATATCTGATTGATCATCAATAATAATACTTTGAACTGCAACTCGCGGTTCATATTTTTTAATTACTTTTTTAATGTTTTCTCTTATAGTAATTTTAGTAAGTACATCTGCAGGTTCAAAAAGAAGACCCTTAAGATTTGCTCCTTTATCTTGAGCAAATGGTCGATCATAAAAATTACTTACTAATAAATTTCTTACAGCATTTTTAATTGCATTATCATCTTTTAAAGGTATAATGTCTTTTCGTATTGGATGTATTTTTAAAGATAAATCCAAATCTCTCCAAGGTTTCTTTTTAGAAACCACTCGAGCTTTTTGTATATCACCTTTAATACTTTTATCTGATTGAATTAAACCTGCCATATAACTATTTATACTCTATTAAGTGATGGATTCATCAGGAATCGATGTTAGTTGTTGAGCTGGTGTTGGTGATGCTGATCCACCAGTTCCTGGTACTTCAATATGTTTATGAGTTGCTAATGTTGGAGCATTACCAGCATCAGTTGATACATCACCAGTTGAATGCGTTGTTCCATTTACTCTTAAATTACCGTGTATTGTAGTATTACCTGTTATATCCACAGTTGTGTTTGATGCATTAACAAACACTGTTCCATCAGCAGCAATATTAATTGTTGTTCCGGATTTATGCTCTATATTAATTCTTTCTGAACCTGAAGTATTATCTAACTCTATTTTATGTCCAGCTTCTGTTTTATGTACTTTATTTGTTGGTGGATTTAATTGAGCTTCAGTTGGTATATCAATTACACCATCTGTCTTTGTTGCAATGCTTCCAAGTATAATCGGATCTTGTGCATTTGGTCCATCTCTAAAAAATCCAACAACCCAAGAGCCTATTACTAATTCATGATTTGATCCTATTCCTTTAAACGAAGCTGATGTTGTAGGCATCATTACAGTTGCCCAAGGCAAATATTCTTTATCAATATTTTCATCATAATATCCATAAGGAAGAACTTTTACTCGATTCATATTTTCTGGATCAGAAATATCTCTAATCTCACCTATAAACCAATTAAAATCTCCTCCAATAAAACTATCTGATCTCATTATATTGTTTCCCTATTTTCAATTTTTAGTATATCATTAATATCTTCAATAAAAGAATCTTTTTGAAGCATAAGTGACATTGTATAGTCATCACTAAAAGAATGTTCGATACGAGATATTATAAAATTACCTGAAAGATATTTATCTTTAGGATCTTCTTTTGAATCTGAACCAGCTCTATTAACATTTAATGATATTTTATCTCCTAATTTAAGATCAAAATCACCATGTATATCTATATCAATTGTTATATTTTTAAGATTTTTAAAGTATGAATAAGCATTAAGATAATTAATTGAAAGAACTGAATTATAATTTTTTAAATTATTACCATAAGCTAATGAGTTTTGAGATATAAAAAAATTCTTACCTTCAACATGTTCTTTAATTGATTTATCTAAAAACTTCATATTATCTGATACTGGATCAAATTTATTTAACTTATGATTTCGCTTATATGTAAAACTTGATTTTTCATATTTTTTTTCCGCTATATCAATTGTATGTAATGTAGAACCATAGCATCCATCTGCAATTGATCTGAGTTTTGATATATCTAAATCTGAAGAAAGTGCTTTAATTTTTTTACGTTCTTCTTCATATGCTTTTACAGGATCTTCAGATTTAGCAATATCATCATTAAAAAATGGTGAAAACTCGTATTCATCGTATACTTCTTTATCAATAATATCTTTTAAAGATTCTAATACTACTTTATTATCTGATATTCTTTCATAGAAGAAAAATGGAGTGTTATTATCAGTAATATTTTGAAGTAACCATTTAATTGCAGAAAGAGGTTTTAATCTTGGAAAGATTCCCTTTGCATTTTTTGTTTCAGTACTAATTGAGAGATTATTGTTATTAATTTTTAATACACTTACACATATTTTTTTAATTACATCTCCAATTGATCCTTCAAAATTTGTAGTAAGTGTTCTTAAATTATTGTGATATACAAAATCAGATACACATGTAAATGTATATACTTGCATTCCATCTTTTACTCTAGAATAATTTGATATATCAGCAAGTCTTAACATAAGATCATATTGTTTCTTTTCTTTACTTACAATATCCTTTCTAAATATCTTTATATGAATCTTTTCATTGCCCATAATTTTAAAAGATTCTAAAAGCCCTCTTGCATCTGCAATTGTTACGTCTAATGATATTCCCATTGAATAAATGCTTTCTGATATTTTTATATCATTTGCAGAATATGTAAGATCAATATATTGATCATCTAGATTTAAATTTGTATATAAGTGTACAAGCTCAATACCATAAGATCCAGGTCTAAAAGAAGTTTCAAAATTAGTATTAATATTAGACATTATTCATTAATAATAGATTTAAATTTATCTGCAAATTGACCAATATAATTAGGATCAACATAACGTATTTTAGATCTTTCTTCATTAAGTTCAAACTCATGATCACGATATGTAACATATGCAAGATCACTTCGTGCAACTCCTCCAGTTGAAGCCTCAGAAAAATGAGACGCACTTGATACTGGTTTTTTATCTCCATCATTTTCATCATAGTAATAATAAGGAGCATCTGCAAATTTCCATACTTGATGTGTAGAGACGCTGTCCTCAGATATTTGTCCTCTGATTAATTCAGTTACGTTTGGATTTGCGTCTGGATCTCCAATAAAAGCACCAGTTACATTTTGTATGACAAGTTGATTCATATCAATATGTTTTTTTGTAAGAGTGCCAGAAGCTCCTGATGTAAGTCCATTAATTGTTTCACCTAATTGAAATCTTCCTGCAATACTATCTCGAAAATCTGTAATAATTAGATCAGTATTTCTTACAATTTCTGGACTTGTTTCAATAACATAACCTTCATATTCATGTTGCATATAATCATATAATTGCTCTTGACTCATTGGCCATGCTCTATAACCATCATGTAAAAAATCATTTACAGCAAAAAATGTCCAATAAAAATCTGGTGTTCCATAAAGTCTTTGTGAAACAATATCTGGTCTTTCGCCATTTTTAACTTCATAAAATTTATATGCTGAATAGTTATCTAAAAATGCAGGTAATGGTCTTGTAGATCTAAAAAAGTCAACCATTTTTTGTTTAACACCTGTTCTATTAAAATCATAATCAATCATGGGAAACTGTTTAAAAAATGACATTAGCCTTCTCCTTCTGGTTCTGTTTCATCTTTAGGTTCAATGCCTTCATATTCTTCTCCGTATAAATCTTGTCTTGTAAGTGATTTTGTTTCTTGGAATGTCAAGCTTAAATCTGTTTCTACTGGAGCTCCATCTGCATGAAAAGTATTACCTGTTGGATTATATGTTGTAGTTATATTTGTAAGATAACATGGTGTAATTTTTGGCATAAAGTTATTTACTTTTTCGCCCTTATAAAAAGAAATATTGAATATTGCTGGATATTGTATTGCAAGAGAACCAACTTTTTCTGGCATATGATAATTTCTTAGTACATCAATAATTTCTCTTGCTGTTCTTGCCTCTTCTGCAGATTCTGAAATAAGTTTAAAGTCAAACGTAAATGATCTAATTTGTTGACCTTCATATGATACTGCTTGATATGGATTTAAAGCAACACCTGATTTTAATGCAGCAATACGAGCACCCTTATCTACTTGCTCTAAAAATGGTATACCCGATAAAAGTCCTGCATTTAATGTAGCACCTGCAATAAGATCTGATTGTGTAAGACCTGCTTTATTTGATACTCCAGCCTGTTGTAATATTACATCAAGCCCAGCTCCCATTTGTCCCATATCTAATGTTCCATAGTTACCAGTATCGCCCACACTAAATCCAATTGGCATATACATGTATAAAACATATGGCTGAATTCTTGATCCACCTTGCAATTCATTAACTTCTATTCTTACAAAAGGTGAACCATTTTCTGCATGTTCAGCAAGTGTAGATGGAAATTTAAGTGTTTTGTTAGCCATGAAATTATCCTGTATAAATAAATAAAACTATATAGGTTATTTATATGAGTTACAAAGGTAGATATACAATAAAAAATCCAGATAAGTACGCTGGTGATGCTAAGAAGGTAATATATCGTTCATTATGGGAACGTAATACATTTCGATGGTGTGAAAACAATCCAAAAGTAAAACTCTGGAACTCAGAAGAGGTCGTCGTGCCTTACATATCATCTGTCGATAAAAAACTTCATAGGTATTATGTTGATTTATTAATTCAAATGGAGAATAAAAAGACATATCTCATAGAAATTAAACCTAAAAAAGAAACACAACCACCTAAACCAAGGTCGCGTAAGACCAAAAAGTTTATCAATGAACAGTTAACCTATATCAAAAACAATGATAAATGGGAAGCTGCCAATAAGTTTGCTGAACATAATGGATGGAAATTTCAAGTATGGACAGAAGAAACTTTAAAGAATCTAGGTATCAAAGTACTATAATTCTCTTATAAATAGTTTTATGGCATCATTATTTGATACATTACAGGCACAAGCTCAAAGAGCTGGAGTTACTGCGAGAACCAAGCAATCACGAAAATGGTTTCAAAAAAAGGTTCAAGAACTTGCAGTACCGAGTAGAAGAGGTCTCTTAAGAGACGATGCTCTTGATCGAACAACTCGAAATATTCGAGGAAATATGTATATGTATTTTTATGATCCGAAACATAAAGAAACATTACCATATTATGATAGGTTTCCTTTAACAATTATGGTTGATCCTGCTCCTGGTGGATTTTATGGATTAAATTTACACTATTTAAATTATAATGTAAGAGCAAGATTTTTAGATGAGCTTATGAGTTTAGCTCCTAAGAATGTTAAAGATACAACTCGTCTTATGAAATTAAGGTATAATCTTTTAAGTGGCGTAAGAAAATATAAAGAATTTAAACCATGTTTTAAACATTATTTAGGAGAACATGTACAATCACAATTTGCAAGAGTGCCTATGACAGATTGGGAGATTGCAATTTTCTTACCAGTAGAACAATTTAAGAAAAAGAGTAAGACTTCTGTATGGAATGAAAGTCTTAAAATTGCGAGAAGTTAATGAGCATAGATAATTTAAAATCATTAGTAGCTAAAAAGGGTGGGCTTGCTAAATCAAATAGATTTAATATAATCTTTACTCCACCTAAGCAATCCTTATTAAATCTTAATCCAGAAGTATTAGTAGGGTCATTAGTATCAGGTAATTTTAGTGTAAAAAACCTTATAAACGATCCAAGGGATATATCATTACTTTGCCAAAGCGCTACATTACCAGGAAGACAAATTACAACAATTGACTATATTGCTGAAAAACAAAATGTACCTATTCCATATACTGCAATAGATGAAGATGTGTCAGTTAAATTTTTACTTACAAACGATTATTATATGAAAATTTTATTTGATAATTGGCTTAATTCAATATTAGACATGAATGTATATCAAATAGGATATAAAAAAGATTTCGCTGTTGATGTTATTATACAACAAATCAACGAAAAAAATATTCCAGTGTATGGTGTAAAGCTTATTAATGCTTTTCCTACCACAGTATCTGGAGTTGAATTGGATAACGGTGCAGAAAATTCTGTATCTGAATTGACAGTAACATTTAGTTACGATAAATATATACCTGAAGGACCAGGAAGTAGTACATTAAGTGCACTTACCTCAGCCGCAAGTATATTAACTTAATAATAGGAGAATATTATGGCTTTGCCAAAAATAAGTGTTCCTCAGTATACGGTAAATTTACCATCAACTGGGAAACCTTTAAATATGAGACCTTTTCTTGTAAGAGAGGAAAAGGTTTTAATGGTTGCTCTAGAATCAAATGATGTAGAGCAAATTAGTAAAGCAGTAAGAGATATTATATTATCTTGTTACGATTTAAAAGATTTAGAAGATCTTACTGTTTTTGATATTGAGTATTTGTTTTTACAATTAAGAGCAAAATCTGTGGGTGAAAATATGAACATACAGATTAAATGTACTCAAGAAGATTGTGATGGAATGACGCCATTATCAATTAATGTTGACGATGTTGAGATAATAAATCAAGAACAACAACGAACAATATTACTTGATAAAGAAAGTGGTGTTGGAGTTGAAATGAAATATCCATCTTTGGAAATGATAAGCGGTTTAGATTTTGAAAAGCTTAATTCTGTTGATGGTGTAATGGATTTAATAGTAAAATGCATTGACACAATATATGATAATGATAATGTATATGATGCTAAAAATGAAACTGAAAAAGAAATCATATCATTTGTTGAAAGTCTTAATAATGAACAATTTAGAAAGATTCAAGCATTCTTTCAAAATGTTCCAGCAGTTTACTATAAAAGTAAATATGACTGTATAAAGTGTAAAAGCACAAATGATATAGAATTGAGAGGACTTAATAGTTTTTTTACATAAGCCTCTCGCATGAGAGTTTGACAAATTATTATCAAACTAATTTTGCATTAATGCAACATCATAAATACAGTTTAACTGAAATTGAAGATATGATGCCGTGGGAGAGGGAGATTTATTTAGCTCTACTACAGGAACATATTAAAGAAGAAAACGAAAAGATTCAATTAATGAATCGAAGAAGGAGAAGATAATGGCTGAAGGACAAGATAATAGTCGTAACGAAGTTGAAATAGATTTAGATAAGTATATGGCTTTGATTGATAAACTCGATCAAGCTGAAGATACAATTAAAGATATGCAACTTGAAGCAGCTGAAGCAAAGAAGAGACTTGCTCCACCACAAAGAAAGTTCATGGACATCTTTTTAGATGATAATGATGTAAACGAAAAAGCAATTATTGGTTTTATATCATTTGCACTCATGACTATCTTTGGTATATGTGATTTGATCACAGCATTTATGGGACAAGACTTAGTTATCTCTGATACAATTTATACATCATTTGTGGTAGTCACACTTGGTGCATTTGGTATTAGTGAGGCTGGAAGAGCTTTCGGCGGTAAATAGGAAATTAAATGGCAGAAGATAAAAAACCATTAGGCGGAAAAGGTATATCTGATCTAATAGCATTAATGGAGGCTAATAATAAGTCTACCAATAAAATTGCTAATGATGGTCAAAATACTCGAAGACATTTATTAGAAATGAAAAACATGCAGAAAGTTATGAATGACTTTCAAGCACGTACCGTTTATGGTTTTGAAAACTTCCAAGATATGATTGACTCTAATAAGTTACAGGGTCAAGAAGATCAAATGGAAAGAATGACTATCTTCGAAGAAATACGTGATGAATTACGTAAACTGCCAAAAGAAACTGCAAATCAAACAGTTGCTGCTGAAAGTAAAGGTGGTATAGCTGGTAAACTAGGTGGTCTACTATCTGGAGTTGGAATAGCAGGAGCTGGATTAGGTATAGGACTTGCAGCTGTATTTTATACCGCACCTAAACTTATTGAAACCTTTGAGAATATGAATGTTGATAAAATATCAGAAAATGTACAAAAACTTGTAGGTATTAATAAAGACGTTGAAGAAGCTGGTGGTAATTTATTAGTTGATGGTGGAACACTAGCACTTGCATTAGGTGGAATTGGTATTGGTTTAGCAGCATTCGGTGTCGGAGCTGGAGTTGCTGGAGCAGTAGATAAATTTTTAGAAGAAGGTTGGACTGATAGAATTAAGGAAAATGTTCTTAGTTTAATTTCAATAAATGATGAAGTTGGTGGAGCTGGAGCAATGCTTGCTGAAGGAGGAGCTTTAGCACTAGCACTTGGTGGTATAGGTATTGGTTTAGCTGCATTTGGATTTGGCTCAGCTGCTGGAGGAATTGGTGAAGCAATTGCAAAATTTTCAGGCGGCGAAGACTGGGCTTCAAAAATAAAAGATAATGTAGAAACTCTTTTATCAATTGATCAACTTGGTTTTTGGGATACGGCTGGTTTAGTTGCAACTCTTACAGGATTAGGAGTTGGACTTGCAGCATTTGCAGTAGGTAAAGGCGCGGCTGGAGTTGCAGATGCAGTTGGAAAATTTAGCGCCGGCGATAATTTTGGTGCAGATATTAAAGCTGAAGTTGAATCATTACTTTCAATAGGATCTTTACCAAACCTTGGTTGGGATACTGCAGCATTTATTGGTACTATGGGCGGTATTACTGCTGGATTATTAGCATTTTCAACCGGAAAAGGCGCAGCTGGAGCGGCTGATGCATTAACTATGTTTACAGCAGGTGATAATTTTGCAGAAGATATTAAAAGAGAAGTTGAAACATTATTAACTATTGGACAAGAAGCAGATCCAGTTCAAATAGGAACTGCAATGACTGCTCTTGCAAGTTTAGGTGCTGGCCTTGCAGCTTTTGCAGGTGGTAAAGGATTAAACGCAATTGCAGATCTTGGTGCAAGTGTAATATCATTTTTTACAGGTACAAAAAATCCAATTGATCAAGCAATTGAATTAGGTAATAATGCAGCATCTGTACAAGCAGGTGCTGATGCATTTGATGATTTTGCTACAGCATTAGGTAAATTCTCTAATGTTAATATTGATTTTGATGCTGAAAAATTAGCAAATGATTTATATGCAGCATCTAAAACGCTTGAACTTGCAATAGTAGGTGGTTCAACTGGAGGATTTTTTGGATTTGGAACAGTTGATTTTGTTGGTATAAAAAACTTTCAGGATGATATAGATTCAGCAGCTGTTTCTATTACAAAATTAAGAGATAGTCTTTCTATGACAGTTGAGGGTGGACCTACAATGAATGTACCAAGTCCAGTTGAAGGAATGAATGTGCGTAATATGTCTGTAGAAAATGCTCTATTAAAGCTTGCTGATAGTGGCTCAAATTCAAATAATAACTTTGTAAGAAGAGAAGGTGATAATGTAAGAACGGGAGATACTATATTAATCACTAATTCTAAATCTAAAGTAACTGATTCGTTACAAGACGATAGATAAAAAAGGGAGCCTTTCGACTCCCCATTCACTTAAGGATAAAAAG